GCGCACGCCGTCCCGTTTCACCGCGTCAAAGAATGGCCCGGGCGGGAATAGCTTGTGATGCTCGGGTTCAAACTGCTTGTTGCCCGACCAGCGCAGACCAATCGTGAGCCGTCCGCTCGGCTCGCCCTTCCGCATGAGAAAAGGACGCCCGCTCACGTCGGCGTAGTGCTGCCGCAGAAAGAGCGGCGCGGACATGGCCGGAATCCAGTAGTCGTGCGGGATTGCCTGCTCATGACCGGACGCGACCACGCCGGAAACGAGGAGATCGCCCACGAGCGAGAACAGCTCAGGCGAGCACGAAATTGCCACGTCGCAATAACGCTCGCGCAGGTCGCGCACGTGCCGCATCTGATTGATCTGATCGCCTAGCCCGCCCTCCAGCCTAAGCAGAACAGTTCCTAGCGATTCACCATCCCACATCGGCGCAGTCGTGCGCGGAGCAGGATCACCGAAGACACCGACGCGCCGCCCACGGTAGAGCAGGCGGTGACCATCCAGAAGATTGCCGCGCCGCAACTCGTAGAATCCGCGATTGAATGCCGCGCGTGAATCGTCCGGCCTAGTCCGGGCCAGTTCATCCGCGATCCGCTCGCCCTCGTCCAGATCGCCCATCTTTGCGGCGGCGAGTTGCAGATCTAAGAGATCCGGTTCCGGCTTGGTGCGCGGCTGATCAAGCCAGAACTCGGGCTGACAGAATCGCGCGTAGTGGTGCCGCAGCACCTCGCGCGGATCCGGCGTGGCAGCGCGGGCCAACTTCGGCCGCACGTTGTGCAGTCCGGCATAACCGTGTATTCCCTCGTCGTCTTCCTTGAATGGCTCGCCGTCGATCCGGTCCAGATCGTGCGTGAACGGGTCGAGGCCGAGGAACTCATGCACGCGCGAGAGTTGACCGCGTGGGTCTGCCATGAGGTCGTCGTACTCCACGATCAGAAAGCTTTCCCGGTCGTGCTCGTATCCGGCCCGCAATGACTGATACGCCGCTTTGAGATGCGTTGCCAGTTCGCCCCGGTCCATCCACTCGTCGAGGTTGTCCGGCTTTGCGATGCGGACGAATGACGCCATGCAGTCCGGGATTGATCTGACCGTGGCCACGATGCGCGGACGCCGACCAAGAACCTGGCGCATCGCCTGCATGATGATCGGCACAGGCCAGCCCCGCGACTTATCGAGCACGGCAGGCTTGGACTGTTCGCCGTAGTACCCGCTGATCAGGCCGCGCATGGCCGCAGCGAGGCGGGCGCGGTCGGGATCGTTCTGGAGCAGGAGCGGCGTGCTGTGCCACGTGTTCGCCAGTCCATCGAGGGCGAAGACAAGCCCGCTCGTCGTGGACACGTGCAGCTGCGGATGCTGGTTCAGAACCGCCGCGAGCACGGTCGAACCAGACCGGGGAATGCCGGACAGAAAGTGCAGGTTCACGGATGCCAGAGCTTCGCGGCGCGCTCCCGTGCGTGTTCGACTGCCTCAACGGTGAACAGGTAACGCTCGCCGTCTACTTCGATGCCGCGATAAATCATGTCCGCGCGCGGCCCACGACCGCGACGACCAATCCAGACTTGCACCCAGCCTTGCGGGTACGGGAGAAACCATCCAGCGATGCGAGTGATCAGCTTGAGCATGGACGGGCGCGGACTGTCAAAGCCTGCGCGGCCCGGATCATTTCCACGTGCCGCCGACGTTGAGCCACGTCGTTACGACCTTCCATGTCCCGCCGACGTTGATCCAGACGACGCACTCTTTCCACACCCCGGACACGTTCAGCCAGACCTTCACCGCCGTGACGGGCGGCGGTGTTCCCTGCGGGCCTAGTAGTGTTAACAGCATTACAGCGACTCAAGACGGTTCAGCGTCGATTGGGTTTCGGCCACTTCTGTGTCGATGCGGTCAACCTGCGCGAGGTCACCGATGGCGACTGCCGACGTGCGCAGGTGCCCGAGATAAACTAGGCGCCGTTTCAGCAGCGCGATAAGGTCGGAAACGCTCATGGGATTAAATAACCATCTGCCGCAGCATCACGGCTGACGTGTTCAGAATCATATGGACGTAGACGATCTCCGTTGCGCCGTCTTTGTATGTCACGTCAAACGACGTATCGCCCAGCACTGCTGCGCCCTGCGTGTATAGCATGGTGTTCCAGCCGTCCTGCGACGACGTGGTCACGTCGTGGCGGAACCAGCGGCCCGTCGCGTCCTTATGGATGTAAATGAAGTTTCCGTGATAGGTGTACTTCGTGCCTGTCGTGAACGTTTCGGTCGCGGGCGCGTAGGTAATCGCGGCCCAAGTGTTTCCAGCGATGTCGTAGCGGTCGAGTAGCGCACCGGCTGCACCACGGAAAGAGTAGATATAGCGCCCGTTGAGAATCGCGCTCTCGTTCGTCCAGTCGCTCGCCGACGCGTCCCAGACCCAGCTAGCTCCCATGCCCGTCGTGGGAGCGCCGCCGCGAGCAGCGACAGGCGAGAGCGTGCTCCACGTGTTGCCGACGATGCTGTAACGGTACATCGTCACGGCATTGTTTCCGAGGTAGTAAATGAAATCGTCGTTGCCCTCTAGTGAGTATTGCGACGTGGCGTCCGGCGTTACGGTCCAAGCGGCGCTGACCGTGAGGACGGTGCCCGTGTTGCTGGCAACGGTGCGGATCTGTCCTGCGCCCGTTCCAGCGTTGATGCGCAGTTGGGAATTCGTCCATTGGTTCGTCGTCCACGTCTTCGCGGAATTGGTCAATGTCGTAGAGGCTCCCGCCGTCGCGGTGCCCGTGGCGAAAGAATTGAAGCCCGAATCAATCCACGCGGGAGTGGACACGAGCTTGCCGTCCGTCGCGAGCGACGCGGGCAGGCCCGTGATCGCCAGCGTGGTCCAAGTGTTCGTGGCGAAGCAGTATTTGCGGAACGAACCAGCGGCGAGCGTGCCAGCGCCGACGACGAAGAAGACCGGAGTCTTCAGGCGGAACTGTGACGTATTGTCGAACGCGACCGCCTCGGCTGCGCCTTCAAAAGTAATCACGGCGTTCGTGCCGATGGTGTTGCTCGCGATGGTCTTCAACCGCCCCGCGTTCGTGCCGCCGACGAAGTACACCGAGTAGCCGCGCAGGTCGCGCGCGAGCGTCTGGTTCGTGGTGATGCTCGTCGTGGTGCCAGCCGTGGCAGTCAGCGAAGACGCGGCAACGGTCGTCCCGGTCGAGAACGATCCGGCCACGCCCGACGCACCAGCGCCGAACGTACCCGCGAGCGCGGGCGACGGAACTTGCGCCCATCCGTCCTCGTTGGGGTTGTACATATGCGCTGCGGTGTTACTCGAAACGAGCAACTGCTGTTGGCGAAAGTGACGCGATGAGACGACGAAGTGCGCGGCTGCTGTCGCCTGCGGTGCAGGAGTGCAGAACTCCCACCGCTTGAGGTCGAGAATCTTTCGGTTACCGTTGGTCGTGGGCATGGTGAGTTAGCTGGTTGAAATGTTGCGGCGCGCGGAGTCAGCGGCCATGCGCATCAGCGCGGGAATTTGATCGTTGGCGGGATTGCTGCCGATCTGGGTTTGATTCGTGAGCGTCGAACAGGTCGTGAGCGTGCTGACGGTGCTGATCGTTGAGAGAGTGAGGCCGGACGTGATCGCGTCGATCACGACGCGCATACGGGCGGCGGTGTCGGGCTGAACGAGGCCGAGCGTGCGAGTGAGCGACTGAACCGCCATGCGCAGCGCCTCGACCGCTTCGACGAGTTCGCCGTTAACATCGACTGGAAGCGGATTCGCTGCGGACGTGTCCACGGCAGATCCGTCTGCGCCGTGCGCGACCTTCACGCGCTGGAACAGCACGCCGCTGATCTCGTCGGCTGCGACTGTTGCGCCTGATCCTGGTGTATATCCTACGTTGTCGGCCATGGCTTATGTGTATTGGAGGTAGATGTCGCGGTCCACTCCACCAGAAGGCGAAGCAGTTCCGTCCGAAATGTTGCGCGTCGATGCCGTCCCGAGGCCGAGCGCAGTACGCGCAGCCGATGGCGTCCGGTTCTCCCAGCGTTGATCTACGGCATCGTAGAAAAGCGAATCGTTGCCGGTCAGCGACGAGATCAACACATCGTGCAGCTCGTCCAGTTCAATTCCGTTCAGCGGATCAACGTAAATGATGCCGTCAGCCACGCCCGCTTTCTTGATGCAGTACCCGACGCGCACGCCGTGATTAGGCGCAGTCGGGCGCACGTTCGTAATCGCGCCGGGCGTGACCGCAGACAGATAGAGCGTGTCGCCCTCGTTGAATGCGTTGGTGTTGATGGCCTTCAGCAGACCCTTAGTCAGTACCCAGCCGCTCTGGTTGTTGCTGATTGCCTCTGCTACAAGACCGATCGTCTGCGCGCTGGTTGCGTCGGACGTAGCGAGACCGGGCGTAACAGATAGCCGCGTTCCGCTCGACCCCGTGACGATGACGACCTGGCCCTTAGACAGCGCATTGCCGCTCGGGTTGTAGCTGTAGACGTGGTTATCGACGCCAAGCAGCGCGTCCACGTTGCCGCCAGCGAGGCCCAGATCTAGCGTGCCCTCGGCGGCGAGGTAGCGGACGCGCCCGACAGCGGCAGCCGCAGGAGTCGCGCCCGTGTCGAAGTCGGCATAGCTGAGTGACGTGAGCACGCCTTGCTTGCCGAAGAGCGAGCGCACCACGCCGTCCGAGATCTGCCCGGACGTGATCGAAACCGCGACGTTCGCCGCTGCGGTGAGTCGGCCTTTCGCGTCAACGGTGAACGTGCCGACGCTGCCCGCTGCGCCGTAGCTCCCAGCCGTGACGGTCGTATTCGTCAGCGACAGCGCGAACGTGCCCGAGGTCGTGATGGGCGAACCAGTCACGGCAAGGTTAGCGTCGGTCGTAACTGCAACGCGCGTGACTGTGCCGGATCCACCGCCGCCGCCTCCGGTCGATTCAAGCGTGATCGACCCTGGCCCTTCGGTGATGATGATGCCCGCGCCTGCGGTGAGGTTGGCCGGGACGAAGCCCGCGCCGGTGCTGATCAGGAGTTGCCCCGCCGTGCCCGGGCCGGTCAGATCCACCAGCGAACCGGACCCGCCGCCGCCTGCACCGCGCTGCGCCAGGAGTTGCCAACCGCGGGCGGTCGGACTCGGGCGCTCGCTGGTCACCTCGGTAGCCAAATAGCTCGACCCGTTGAGCAGTACGATATCCAGCCGGTTGTAGGTCACGCCAGCCTGCCAGCGACCGCGCGGGTTGATCTTGTCACCAACGGCGAACTCGGAGCGGATCCGCTTCAGTTCCTCGACGTTCTGCTCAAGCTGCGCGAACGCAGCGCGGTCCTGCTCACGCTCGGCCTGTTGCGTCAGCGCAGCACTTTCCAGCTTGGAAACAACTGCCGCGATCCGATCAGCCACGCGCGAGTCAATCGCGGACACCGCCGCGCTGAACCGCTCCGACGTGGACGCGGCGAGGTCAACGCGAGCCTGCGTTACTTTGCTGGCGAGTGCGGCGTCTATCTGTTCCGGCGTGGTCGGGATCGAACTGCGCAGAGCTGCAATCTGCTGCTCGGTCGTCTGCGCGCAGAACTCGGACAGGTCGGACCGCAACTGCGGTTCGACGGTCTCCATTGCGAGTTCAACCTCGGACCGCAGCTGCGTGCGCAAAGACGGAACAAGCTTGTCCAGCCGCGACAGTTCCTCGCGCTGCTCAATCGCAAGCGAGATCAGGTGGTCAATCTGCTGTTGAGTGTCCATCGTTACGGCTTCGGTTCGTTCCGCATGGCCGCGAGACTCGCGAGCCAATCCTTGGAGTTCAGCCGACGTTGCGCGAAGCTCGCCTCGACATCGCCGCGCAGTTCAACGCGGGAAACGTCAGCGCTGTTCTCGCGACGGTTGAGCCGCTCAACAATCGCGTTCGCCCACGTCTGCCCAGCGTCGCCGCCCCAGCCGTTCCAAGCCTGCCAGCCCTTGCCCTGGTCGTCCCACGTCTCGCCCTGCTTGTCTACTTCGTGGCGGTCAAAGTATGCCTTCATCCGGCGCACGGTGTCCTCGGACAGCGCACGCTTGTTGATAATGTCGCGCGCCCGCGCGAGGCCGACCGAAGTCATGCCGCGTTCCGATGCCGGCTTGGACTCGCGCACTTCAAGAGCCCGCTTGGCGTTACTCACCATTGAGTCATTCGGCACGTAGCCGTCCTCGGCAAAGTCGATTACGATGCGCGAATCATCCAGCGCGGTGTCAGACGGCGCAGGCTCGGCGCTGCTGTCCTTCGTGCTCGCAACCTGAGCGGCGGCGGCATCCTCTCCCGCCTTCTCGCCCACCGCTGCGGCGGCTGCGGCAGTCTGGGGAAGTGAGTTCGTGACTAGGCGAATCGCGGTCTCCGGCACGTTGTACGTTTTCGCCAACTCGGAAACGTAGCTCGCCTCAATCGCGATCTGCTCCAATCGACCGAAAGCGTCCGTGCCTTCCTCGGCTGCGATCTCCTGGAGGCTCTTCGCGCCCTGCCTGTTTTCGTTCAGGTTCGCCGCACTTTCGCGCCCGATGTCGATGGTCAGCTTTGCGGGGAATCGCCACTCACCGCGCGTCGCACGCTTGAGCGCCTGCACCACGGTTTCGCCTGACTTGCGCGGAGGCGCAGGAATCTCGTCGCGACTGATCGCGTCAAGGATCACCATGTTCTTGATCGGATCGAGTACCTTGTCCTGCAAGATCCCCTGATGCCGCGTGAATACCCGATCAGCGGCGGCGAAGTCGGCGCGGACTGACGGTCCCTTGTAATTCTGCGTGCCGAACAAGACGCCCTCGGGGATGCCAACGCCGATTGCGATCTCGTGCATCAGGTGTTGCACGAATCCGGCGAACGCTGCCGAGGGGCGAGCGGGCATGACCTCGACCTTATCCGCCGTCCCAAAGTACCGGATGTTCCCGATCTCGCTCTGCTCGTTCTTCTGCTGTTGACCGTTCGCGAGCGTCGAGGCCGGATTCGGCGTGAACAGATTACGACTGTTCGCGGTGCCACGGTCAGAGAAGACCAGCGCGGCTTGCTGCGAGGCGAACCGGACGCCCGCTTTCTCGGCCTCGAGGATCTCGTACAGCATCCGCGCGGTTCGGATCGCAGCGTGAAAGTCCGTAACGCCCCGGTACTGGTCAGCGCGGAACGGGTCGAAGTAGTGGACGAAGTTGGCGGCGGCGATGTCTTCCGGGTCGGTGTACTGCCCTTCGCGCGTGACTCGAAAGATCCGGTACGCTACCGGCCTGCCGTACTCGTCGGTCACCACGCCTTGGAAATAGTTCTCGGCCTGCGCTCCGATGTCCAGCGGGTTACCAATTCGCGTGCCGCTGATCAGTTGAATCTTGAGTTCGCCGTCAACGCGCCGGATCGCAAAGCCGCAGTCACCGTCTACGGGGCGATTCTCTGCGGCGAGTTGGACTAGCTTTTTGAACGTGTGCCGTCCGGTAAAGTCGCAGTACCGGCACCAGTTGTGAAAGTACTCCGAGACGATGCCGTTATAATCACGGTCACCCGTGGTCGGGCTGTACTCATGCGGGGTGAGGTAGTTGCCGAACTTGCGGGAAATCTCGCGCGCCTCGGGGAAGTTCTCGACCAGGTCGCGCGCCTCCCACATCATCACGATGCGGTCCCGCACCGTCGCGCCCGACTCGCTCGGCGTACCGTACTGCTTCGGTGCGTACAGCCGATTAGTCTGCGCTGCGTTGTAGCTGAACAGCGCCGCCTGTACGCGCGACTCAAGGCGCTTCAGCCCCCACGACGGCGCAACGGCTGCGATTGCGCGATCCAGCCACGGCGCGGTCTGAATGACTTTGGTTGCGTCGAAAGAGTCCATGATCAGTTGCCGTTGAATGATACGAACGTCACATCCGTCGTTGCGCCGGACTGGTAGTCAATCGCCGCCTGAATCTGACCCAGCATCGTCGTGAGCCGCCCGAGGTCGGCGCGGGTCACGCTCTTCCCGTTGAGACTGTACGAGGAGTTGACCAGACACGCGCGGACAGCCGCGAGCGTTTCGGTTTTGAGCGTGGCCAGCGTTGCGCCGTCTAAGCCTTCGAACGGGTTGTCTCCTCCCATGCTTAGGCGTCAAACGTCCAAGCGGGCCGGGGAGGTCGGCGCTAGCGGAAACTAATTCTTGTGCGGCGGCTGATAGCGGATCACTCCTGCAATCGTCGCCATGCACAGGAGCATGGCCGACGTGTCTAGTCCGTGGTTGGGCGCGTTGCTGCGCACCTCGCGCCACTCCCACACGCCCGCGCGGATCTCAACCTTTGATTCGCCCTTGAGATGCTCGATGTAAAGCGGATTGACGTCGGCGGGTAGCTCCCACTTCAGGTCACCCTTGCCATCGAGCGCAGCGGCGAGGACGTCCTTGAAGTAGTCACCGGACCACTCGTAGAAGAACACATCACCGCCGCGATAGTCGGACGTTTTCGGATCTGAGAACGGGAAGTTAACCAGAGTGTCCGTGTTCTCGTCGCGCATGGTCCACGTCTTCCGACCGTATCCGCGCATGCCACGCCAGCCGAACTCCGCACAGTCCCGGTCCACGTCGGCGGGACGGTATCCCCTGTCCTGCGCAACACAGGCGTCCGCGACGTGATAAAGCGCTTGCATGGAGCGCAACTGGTCGCGCGTGTCCACGCGACCGAACCACAGTTGACGATAGCGCGGGCCCGTCGCCGTGCTGAACGCGCCGATCTCAACCCACCAGTGATCCTGCTGGCGGTCGATCGCCATGAGCCGCAAAGCCTCGTCTGGGATCTTCTCGCCTGCCTTGTACTGCGCGGTCGTGTAATTGGACTCCTTCGCCGCGAAGAGGTTGATCGTCTTCTTCAGCACCAGCCACGGGCGACACTCGCGCTTCGTGCGGAAGTCAATCCGGGCCTGATCGTCGCCGGTGCGAAGCGCGTGATTCTCGGCCTCGCAGAACTCTTCGACCAGGAGCCGCATCGGACGGGCCACGACGGCCTCAATGCGGAATGACTTGTTCTCGGGCTGGGCGTCGGACCGTTGCGCGATGAATCGTCCGGTCTTCTTCCACCCCTCGCGCGTCGCGTCGGCGTCGGGCTGCTCTGCGCCGCAGTGGACGCACCGGAAGCGGGTGGACTCAACCGCGCGCGCAACGTCCCATGATCCGTCATCGCGCTTCGCTGCGCGGTCCCAGACTACTCCGGCGCGGCGGTCGTCGCTGCGTTGGTCGAACGTGACCGGATGCGGCTTGCGGCAGGACGGACACTCCGCGAACCACTCCTGCTGATTGCCGCTCATGAAGGAAGCGTGCTCAACATTCCCGGTCTGTTCGTCCATGACCGGTGCTTGGCTGACGTTGTAGATCTTGGAGCGCCCGACTTCTTCAAACTTGGACACGCGCGCGACGGCGTGACCGTAAACTTCCTGCCAGCGCGGAAGCCATATCTCGTCGTTGATTTTGTAGCGGATCGACTGGGACTGCTGCGTGGACAGGTTAGCCGCGTTCAGGGTCAGGAAGAACCCGCCGAAGTAAATCTCCGTCGTGGTCCGGTGCGGCCCCGGCTTAGGCAGCATTTCCGCGACTGGTCGGCACCGTTCCAGCAGAGGCCAGAGCCGCGTTTTCGCGTGCCGCTCCACCATGTCGTCGGTCTGCATCGTCCAGCTAATCGGGCCGGGATCGTTCGCGATGATCCACGGCAGCCAGACGTCGGCAACCAAGGTGCCGCCGATCTGAACGGCTTTGCGGAAATGCACGCGGCGCACAAGCGGATTGCGCAGGGCGTCGAAGATCGGGATTAGCCACGGGGACAGTCTGACGTTGAACGGTCCCGGCGTGGCGTAGGACTCGGGCAACTGAACGTGACGCCTCGCCCAGTCGTAGATCGGCGCGCGGTCGGGCTGGGGAAGACGGAGATGCTCTAGCTCGGTGTCGGCGGTCACGGTATGCGCTGGACTGTCCTAACCGGCACCGTCCGCACCACGCGCGGGCCGTCCGGGTCTGCGATAAGTGGCGTGATGTCAACGTGACCTAGGCTGTCCTGGTCGCGCTCAACGACGTAGACCGTCCGGTCTTCGCTGTCACGGAATGTCACGATGTCGCCGGGACGGAGTTGTGGTGTCATCACGCCTCCACGCTGCCCGCGCTCGACTTGGACTGTTTGATCACGTCCGGTTCGAAGCGGGCTAGGTTGGCGTTCACGACCTCGCGGATTTCGTCCAGGATGCGCGAGCCTTCGACGTTCGCCTCGGCTGCGGACTTCCCAGCGACGCGCGGCCCTAGCTCGACTTCCAGCTTAAGCCGGAGCAGCAGATCCCACTTCTGACCGAGCGTGCGCAGCATCGCGCGCATCACGTCGCGGTCGACCAGTTCGCCCCGCATTGCGGCGAGGCGCTGATCCTTCAGCGCGATGTCACGCTTGAGCGATTCGGCCTTGAGTTCGCGCAGGTCGCCCGACTCTGCCGACGTGTAAGACCGGCCCAGACCGTTCTGATCCAGCCACTCCCGCACCTCCTCGGGCGTGCCGTCGATTGGAAAACCCTCCCGGCGTTTCCATTCTGCAAGTGATCGGACAGAACAGCCCAGCGCTTTTGCAAACGGCGCGGACGGTCCCCGAGCAGTCAGCTTACTAGTGCTTGCCATAGGCGATTTTATTGCGAATTGCGTGCGGGTTTATTGTAGGCAGATTGCGTTCGACACCAGCCGCGTTTTTTGAGACTAGGTGTCAAAACC